GTCGCTATCAACAAACAACACAGCGTCACAACCCTCCTTCAACGCTACCTCTGCCAACTTCTCCCGCTGATCGAATATCAACGTTCCCGGCATTGTGTACAGACTCAGACCGCCTTTGCCATCTTTGCACCGGACTGACGCATCATGAGCAGCCATCCTAGCAAAGTCAAAAGCAAACGCTGTATGAACCTCATCTCTTGCTGGAACACATACGCCAACTCTCATAGAGAACCTCTGTATGTTTTCCAAACAGCATTATCAGGATCATTTAGCCACTTAGCGAACCCAATCTCATCCACCACGTTAAAGCCCTTCATAATCCCCTGCTGGTTCAATACATCGATCACCGTAAAGGGAATACGAGCTACATGATGCAATTCGTTGAGATGACCCGTCCTCTGCTTATCTACCTCCAACTGAGCCTTGTTAGCCTCAATAATCTCCGTTACGTCCTGTTTAGTCTCGATGACGATACCGCCATCACCATCTGCGTGTACTGTCTGTGTACGCATAAATCCTTTCGTAGTTCCCCCTAGCCCGTAGGCTAGGAGGATTTGCTACTAATTACAGAGCCATATCCAAGTCAGCAACGATGCCATGAGCAGCTTCGTTCTTAACTTCCAGAGTGACTTCAGCCAGCAACTGAGTATTCTCAGAGTCACCAGTCTTAGCCAGATCGTTAGTCTGGAACGGACGCAGATACGCCAGAGCCGCATACTCAGGATCAAGGATCAGAGCATCACGGGTACGCATGAAGCGGTTAGGAACAACCGACATCGTGCCAAAGTCAGACATATAAACGTCAGCAGCACCGATAATGGTAGTCGGAGTGTTCGACGGAGCCATGTAACGCTGTGCAGCGATACCAGCAAACGAGCTAACCTTCTGCTTACCAGCAGCACCAACCATCAGAATCTTCGGAGAACCACCCGATACAAACACCTCAGACACCACAGTTTTCAGCAGAGCCTCGGTAAAGGTACGCTGAGTACCGTCAGTACGAGTCGATACGCCGATAGTTGCAGGATCAGCACCACCCGAACCAACGTCCGAGTTAGTCTTGATCCACGACAGTACCGAACCCAACTTACGGGCAGTAGTCGATGTACCAGCCGAACGACCTTGGTTAGCCAACAGGATAGTTTCCAGATCACGCTTCAGTTCAGCCGATGCTTTAGCCAACTGATAAGCCTTTTCCGACTTACGACCTGCCTTGTTAACTGCATCCAGAGTACCCGAAACCTGAACGGTCTTTTGGATGATCTGGCAGTAGTTACCCAAACGAACGGTAGGAGCCAGAGTAGCCGATGTAGCGTCTGCACCTTCAACCGCAGCGTTAGCAGTCGTAGCAGCAGCTAGGCTGTCAGTCTGCCACTCGTGATAAACGGCTGTAGCTTTGGTCTTGCCAATCGAACTCATGAATGGAGTTTCAGTCGGCGAAATGTCATAAATAATATCGGTCAAATCTTCGCGCTGACCAATCGCGCTATGTGCTGTAAATGTAGGCATGATTTAATTCCTCATAAGAAACGTTCAAATGCTTTAGCGGCATCAGCAACCCTTCCGGTCTGCCTAGCTCGCGCCTTTAGTTTCTTCAGTTCTTCGTTACCATCCCTCGGCTTAGAAACCCCAGGCTTTAATACCTTCGGAGCCTCGTTTACCTTCTTAGTAATTCCGGGCTTAGACGATACTAACTTGTCGTATTGCATCGCCTTCCATAACGCTAGAACCTGCCGAGAGTCATATACTCCCGATAATTCCTGCTCTGAAAACCCTAACTTTAGGCCAAACTCCCTCAGTTCTCGCCGAGTTACTTCACCCTTTTGCGGATCAGCATACTCAGGTAATGCCTCTGCCAGTTTACGAGCCTCAGCCTGTATTACCTGACCAAGTTGCTCCTGACGTTCCTGCTGTTGCTGTTCTGCAATTCGCTGTCGTTCAGCTTGGACTTGAGCTAACTGCTCTTTTCTCCGCTGCTGATCCGTATATGCGATGGCATAACCGATTGGATCGTTTTCCTTCAGTGCTTCTAGGTTTTCACCTTCTGGCTGCTGATTGAGCATCTGCTCGATAATCTGCAACCGTTCCGCATACTGGTCTCGTAAGTACTTGGCTTCCTCGATACGCTGTCGTTCTGCCTCGACTACCTTACGTTCTTCAGCTACGGCTTGCGATTTCTTTGTATAGTCTGTGCCAAGTTGATAAGACTTGATTAGCTCATCAAGGGTTACCTCACGTTCTTCTCCGGCTGCTTTGACCCGGAACTTTTGAGGCTCCTCTTGCTCATCCTGCCCATCTTCTTGTTCTACCTCCTCAGACTCGTCAGCTTGCGCCTCGTATTCCTCGGATTCGGCTTCGCTATCGTTGGCCTCTGAGTTCAGTTCAGGTTGTTCCTGTTCGGAGCCTTCTTCTGATCCCATTAGACCCAAGATAGCGTTAGCTGCACCACCTACAGTCAACTCTGGACTACCGGAATCCGGTGTCGTTCCTTGAGTATCGCTCATGTTTTCTTTCCTAAATTATATCGGGAACCGCCCGAAACGGGTTACAAAATCTTTAATCTTTTCTCCTCGATGAGCTTCTCAGCAGCAAGCCCCTCTAAGTAGTTTTCCACTAATTCCAAACTTCTTAATCTCATGTATGCAAGTTCTCTAGCCTGAAGATCAGCAGGATCGCTAGTTGCGAACTTTGTCACTTCTGCTGACCTGAGTTCTGCCATCATTTCCTGAAAGTATTCGTCCTTCAGGAGATTCTCAGCCCATTGAACTTTGCTCATGCGGTCAACTTCCCTAGTGAGTTAATCGCCTTCAAGACAATATCAGCCTGTTTCTGACGGGTTTCCTCATCAGCCAAGTCCATCGCTAAGATAGCCTGTAGTTGCTTAACCGCTAACTCAGCCTCACGAATCTTCATATCGGCTTCTTGCTGGCGTGTTTTCATCGCCATTTCCAGACCCTTGCGAGTGAACTCAGCCTCTAACGACTGACGCTCTAACTGCAACTTAGCAGCCTCAATCTCTGCCTTAGCCTGTGTCTTTTCTCGCTCTACCTCAGCAAATATCTTAGTAGCCTCTGCTTGCTGATCTGGTGACGGAGGCTGTGGCTGAGACAACTGAGCATTTAACTCTGGTGGAATCTCGTTAAGGAAAGCGTTAGCATCCTTGAAACCTGCCGATTCAATCAGTCTTGCCAACGTATCTCGGTACTGAGCAACGCTAACCAACGGATTACTAGGGCCAAACTGAGTCAGAATCTGCTCTTGTTTGGCTAGGATCATTTGCAACATCGCCAACTTCTGCTCACGGTCACCAGACCCCAACCCGACATTAATGCTTACGTCGTACTCGTTAGTCCATGTTCTAGGATCAAACGTCACGAACTTGCCACGCATACGGATAATCTTTGCCTGATCCTGATACTTGCCTAGCAAGTGCATGATGCCCTTGAACAACGACTTAACGCCTGTCTCAGCAAAGATTCGAGCAATCAACTCCAGCTTGCCAGAGTTAGACTTCATCATCGCGGCAATAGCCGTAGCGGAAACATTGTTCAGCACATCTGGATCAAGACCCTGCTGAGAATCGCTAACACCAGTACGTTTAGCCTGAACCCCATCCATGTACTCAAGCAATGGGAAAGCCTGAGCCGTTACCGCAGGAACCTCAATAGGCGTAATCGCACCCTGAGATTTCATCCGTACAACACCACCAGGCGTAGCGTTCAGTACGTCATCCAAGTTCACCTGACCATCAACTACGCCGATACGAGCATTGTTCGTCAGATACAAGTTATCCAGCATCTGTCGCGTTACTGTGGACTTGATTAGCTGGATGTCCATTGTCCGGTCTGCCAACGACTGACCAAAGAACTTATGCGGAATCGGGATCGGGCAAAGACTATGGAACGGAATCAGATCACATTCCTCGTCATCTAGGATTTCGTTGCCAGAGTAGATATATTTACGCAACTCGGCAATACCATCACCGTTAGCGTCAATGTAGATATAAACCTCGTAAACCTCGACCACCTGCATAGCCGGATCAAGGCTAATGTTCTCGTCAGGCTGCTCACCCTGAGAAAAACGAGCTACTCGTTCAGTCGTGTACTGAAGGTCATCATAGCTCGGAAGGCCATCCACCACGTCTTTATCAAAGCCCATAGCTATCAGTTCGCTACGGGTCATTAGCTTTCTATGCGCTACAAACGGGCTATCTTCAATCGATCTAGCCGACTTGCTAATTAGGAATTCTTCTGGTGGTACGTTCTCAATCTTGACGCAGCCGTACTTCTTGGACTTCTTGACCTTGACCGAATACAACGGAATCTGGATAGGCATCCCCATAGGGTCAACGCCACCACCCATAAACTCTACGTCCTGACTGACTACCTCAATAGCCGGATCACTCAGCAACAGGGCTAACTCATCCTCAGTCAGATTCTTGTAAGTTTCCTTGTTGACATCTTCCTGCGCTTCCCAATACGCCTTGACCACGCCAACCTTCATCATTAGCGCGTCTTTGAACCAGTTATGCAGGATGATTAGACCGTCATTCTCGCGGTAAAAGACCCAGTTACAGTAGTCTGTAGCCTGTTTAGCAGATTCCTCATCGTCAGGAGTCTTAGGCTCAAAAGAGACAATATCCTCGGTAGTCGTAAAGACTCGGATAAGTTGTGGCAATGCACCGTCGATAGCCTCAGCTACCTCGCCAGTTACGATCTGACTGCGACCTTCTACCTCGTTGCCATATGGATAACGCAGGTAATACTCCAACGCCTTAGCACGCTGGTCGGTAGTCTCGGTATCGACATAGCCGATAGCATTATCAATCTCGTTCTCGATAATGCCTTTGATCTGACCTTGATCCATCTTCATAGCAAACCCCTATGTTTTGCTAATTATACAATCCATTTGGTCGAAATTGGCAATGATGTCTGCCATGAAGAATCTGTCTCGTCAAGCCCTATCGCTAGATAACGGAAAGCATCACTCATGTGGCTAGACCAGTCATGGAGAGGCTTCTCATAGAATATCTGCCTACGCTCGTCATGTTCCCTACGGTAATTCCTTAGCGCATTAAGTCCGTTCTTTGTTCTGGTATGGAACCAGCATCTCGGCAACATCCGTCGCACAGCCTGTATTCCGTCTGCAACGGATAGTCTCGGAGCAACTGTGATGCTAAGACCCGCTTCCTCCAGCACCTCTTTACGGCTCTTTCCAGTTCCAAGCTCTCGCACCTGC